CATCAAAATAAAGAATACCATCCATTTCTTTCTGCAGATTTTCATCGATAAAATCATAGTATTCTTCAATGATTTCGACAAAATCTAAAGTATCGAAAAACGAAGAGCTATTAACAACAGTCATCATTAGATCATCGTTACCGGCTTGAGCTGAATATGTTCCGTTTGGATTTCTAGAAAAAAGTTCTGCTTCTTGTATAGTTTTCTTCTCTTTTAGCTTTATTCTTCCTTGAGATATAAGTTTTTTTACTTTTTCGCAATAAAGTTTTTTAGAATCTTTTTGAATTCTAAGTCCTGGACTTTTAGTTCTTGCTCCTACTCGATGAAAATATCTAACAATAGTTTCTTCATCAAAATCATTCGATGCAGGATAAAGAGTTACTAGATTCTTCATTAAGTGTGAACCGTAAGTGTTATATTCAATTACTAATCGAAGATTTTCTTGATCAAAAAGATTAACACAAAGTGTATATAAGATTTTCGATACATCGTCTATTGAGTGTAAATTGGATCTAAAAACGCCTATTTGTTCAATACCAAAGAAATCAGAAATAGAACTAGGTGAAGTTATCGATTTGATTTCGAAGTCTTCTATATTAACTACTTTGAATATGTTGAATATCGTAAAATCTCTACCAACCCCCTCGGATAAGTCTATTGACATCATAAAGAAATTTTGATTGCTTTCTATTTCTTCTAAGTCGAAATTAGGATCCCATCTTAATCCTGAATAATCGATGCAAAGATCATCAAGTGGATCTACTTCTCGAAATTCAAAATCAATTTCATTTTTCTTAATTTTTAAGAGTTCTTCAGATGAAAGTAATAATGAAGATGCTGATAAGAATTGACAACCATATTGTTGATTAAATGCTTCTTCAGAACCTAAGTTAGCTATTTCTCTCATCTTCCAAGCTTCATCTCTTCCAGGAACATCCCACCAATCTACTCTTATTGCACTATATTCATTCATTCCACTTATAGCTCCTTCATAAAGATCATGGAATAGATCATATCCATTAGGTGTACTTGTAATGATAACACGAGATATTTTAGACGAAGAAAGTGTAGGATAAACATTCTCATAAAAAGGTCTTTTAATACTCTCTTGAATGTGAGCAAATTCATCAAGGAATAAGAGGTGTATAGTAAAACCGATACCTCCTGTTTTTGTAGTGTTTTGACCTATAATTCGACATTTATTATCAAATATCATAGTCATAACGTCTTTTTTAACAACTCCTGGTTTTAGAAAGAAGGGAAGACCTTCAACGATAGCTTTTATTTTATCCATAATCTCTTTCGTTGTAGCTCCTTTGTTCGACATAAGAAGAACGTTTTTATCAAAGTGAAATAGAAGATACCAGGTTAAGAATATAGAAGATGTAATTGTTTTACCAATTTGACGAGCTGCCATAAAGATATTCCATCGATTATCTTGATACGTACGAAGAACCATCTCTTGATAAGGTCTTAAAGTGATCTTCATATAACCTTCATCCGTCATTACGGTACAATAAAGATTAGCAAAATGAATAATATCCTTAGCACACCTCTTTACTTCTTCATACTCCCAATCAGTATATTCAAATACGATATTGCCTTTTTTATAATCAGGACTTCCTTCATAAAAAGGATGATCAGCAGTTGCATACCCCTCTTCCATAGAAGCAAGAAGTTTTTCTACCTTTTCAGTGTTCCAAACTATCTTATCGTCTTGTTCCTCTTTATATTCTTTAACTCTGAACATTTGTTATAGATCTGTTTGTTCTTCTGAATCAAAATCTTCATTAGAAATTTCTTCTTCTCCACTTATTTCAGCTTGAATATCTTTCATTAAATTTCGAGTTCCTCTATTTACAGTTCCTGAAGTTTTAACCTCTTTTATTTCAATAGCTCCTGTGTTTGCATATATATCGATATCTCTTTTAAGTTTCTTCATATTTTCTTCAGCAGCCATCATATGAAGTGTTTGATGCTTCATAATATCTAACATGGTTTTTTGAAGGCCACCAAGAACCTCAAACATCCTAGGAGTAAATTCTCCTGAATCTATAGTTCTCATTAATGTTGTTATAGCATGTTCAGCAATTTGCATTTGATTGATTAAATTGGACAAAGTCATTACATCAACTTTAGCTTTTAGTTGAACATATTCATTCTTTTCGATTAATTCATTCGACAGATAGAATTTAAGAAGCGAATTCATTAATCTCTTAGCATCATTAGTAGATGATGTTTTAGCACCAACATAATCCATTGGTTCATGTTCATTAAACGAAGGTAAGCCTGAAGATATAGGAGCTGGTAAATTGTCGTCATTTAACAAATCATCTATGCTTCTTCTTACTGGATCTAAGTCCTTATTGTCTTCTTCCATGTGATTTTTTTCTTTTATTATATGATACTTTATCGAATGTATTCTTTGATCATTCGAAGAGGTGGTATAGCATTATCGATAATCAATCCGTATCTGGATTCTCTAACGACATATTGATTTAAGAACAGAGCTTGTTTTTCTTCCTCAATAAGTTCAGACATAATACGAACATTAGTAATTCCTAAAGTTCCAGATCGTAGTTCAAAATTAGTTCCGCTTATAACATCAGAAGGTGTTATTGAAGAAACTCTAGAATAAATTAACTTTAGATCTGTTGTCTTATTTTGCTGAGGTTGATTTTGGTTATATTTCATCTCCCATATGAAAACAGATAATTGAGAAAATTCATTACCGTGATTAATAATCAATCCATACCATTTCTCTGGAGACAATATAGGAATTTGGAAATCTATTACTTCGTCGTTTATTTTCGCTGTAATAGATGAGGTAATAGCAGAATTAGCTGTTGTTCCTGGAGAATAATTAAGAGTATATCTGAATCCCTTTTCGGTCGAATCATTATAACCTTCAAGTAGAATATCCGAAGTATTAGCTGATGTATTACTAAAAACTTTCTTTGTTGTTTTGAACCACATAGTGAATGCAGTATTTTCCGTAGATTTTCTATTGACGGCTAATTTATATTTCACAGCTAAGTCTCCCCATGTTAATTGAGAATTCAAATCGTAAAAATACTTACCTACAACAGTAAAGTAATTTGTAAGATCCGATATATCTATTTTAAGATTTGTATTTATTTCATTTCTAACTTTATCAAATCCTCCTACCGCAGTTGTGTTATATTGCTGAGGTTTTGTAATATCAAGATATTCCTTATCAATTTCTGGTTGTAAAATTTCATCGAAATTTTCTGTAAGGTCGTCGATATATTGAGCAATTTCTGGATTTTCTCTCATTACATTAGCTTTATCTTGCCATTTGAAAAGCATAACTTTATAATAAGCTTCGGCTGCCATAAAGTCCTTGAAAAGATAAGCTGAATGAACCTCAAAAACACGATCAATCAAAGGGAAATACAAATAATCTTTTTGTTCTGGTAAATCATCTTGACCAAATGCTCTTTCGAAATGTTCTTTAACTATATGTACTTCGAGTCCATCTCCAAAATCCATATCAAATGGCATAAATTTAATAGCATTATCAGGGAATGCATTGTCAGGAACAAGGACTTTAATATCCTTTACGTCAGTAACTTCGTATAATGAGTATTCTTTCAAAACTGCATCTGCTGATTCTAGATTAGCTTGTGTTTTGAAATATCGAACACAATGACCAAACATTTCAGAAACAGCACATGAAAGATCTTTCCATAATTGAATACCTGGACCCATTACATCATAAGGTCGAAATAGAGTATCGGAATTGCAATTTAGAGAAATTCCACTATTGAAATTAGGTGTAACGCAAGAACTTCCCGAACAAGAACTTTGAACCGGAAATAAATCTCCAGTTTTTAGTATTTCTTCGGGTGCAGGTTTATGTGTTACCTCTAGAAAAATCGTGTCTATTCGAATGGCATTAACTTCAGGACCTCTTCTAACGAAACGTAATTGAATGTCTATTGAATCCGATTTTGCAAGAATTTCTGAATAAATTTGTTGTAAATTAGGATTCAAAACTCCACCTATCTTAAAATCGACCCATGAAGACCAAACAGTATGTGGTTTCCCTGAAGATCGATCGAGTTGAGTTACATCATATGACCATCTTAATTGAACATTATGTCCGTTTTCTAAAGTGTCAAGTGGAATTAAATCGAATGATATTTCATCGATTGATTTAATATACAAAAAAGGGTCTGCAAAAGAAATTAACAAAGAATCGCCTTCTTTGTATGTGATATTATTGGATGTAAGATTTAATACGTATCTCATTCATTGCCTATTTATTTACGGCAGCAAAGATAAGTGATAGAATGATTCCGACTATTGAAGTGTAGACGATCCATAGAGCTTTACTAACACCTTCTTTCCATTTGTCAAGGTTTTCTAATTTGTTTCTTAGATCTGGAATTTCGTCGAAAGCCTCTTCAAATCTAGATATTGAATCAGTATTTTTATTTATTCGAACTATTACTCCATCGTCAGGATTGAATAATCTTTTCTTAAAGTATTCAAGATCTTCTTTAATAGTTTTTTGATCTTCACCGAGTTTAAGTTGAGATTGTTTTATAATCTCTAATTCACCATTAGGTAATTTCTTCTTTATTTGTTCTAATGAAGATAGTATTTCTTCAATTCTAGGATCATTTGTTGCCATCCAGATGTAATTCTTTGTTTTTCTAGTTTTTCTATATATCAATCTTCAACTATGATCAATAAAACAGGATTGTCCTTTTCTATTTTAGATCCAAGAATAGAAAGTATATTATCGACATAAACAGCTTCGTCTTCGTCTATATTATGTGTGTATTGTATGAGTTTATCGATAAATTCTACGGCAGTAGTTTCGAAATAAGGTGATTTATCGAATCGATCTTTCTTATAGAATCCTATTTTTCTAAAAATATCTTGACATTTTTCTAGAAATTCTTCATTACAAAAACTAGGAAGATGTAATATAGAATGAATGACTTTAAATTCAAAAGTAATAACATCTTTTGATTTTCGAGTATAAACTTCAGATTTCGAAACATTAACTTTGAAGTATTTTAACATACCAAAAGATTTAATCATGGAATCAATAAAGTAGATTGAAGTAACTAAATTACTCAATGATTTTTCAGGGGTAGAATCGAATTGCTTAATATCTTTTTTGAAATTCTCTCTTAATATGTAATGAACATCCTCCACTCTAACAAAGAAAGAATCGTCTTCGTCTATCATTTCAGACATACGAACCATATAAGCTTTCTCTTTCAATGCAGAAATAAGAAGTCTATCTTTGTAATTACTCTTATAAAGGTAAATTTCAAGAATTAAAGGATCAACTACGTTAGTAATCATATCTTCATCATCAATCATACATCTTAATTTGTTTCTCTATTGATGAAATTACTTTCTTCATTTCATCAGGATTGAAACGGATTGCATCCTTCAAATCCCTTTCAGTCAATCCATTCTTTTGCATCCAAACTGTTGCAGCTTCTGCGTTAGGTTTAAACGTTTTGGTTTCTGTAGAATCGACTTTTTTAGTCTTTGTATATATCCAACCAGGGACTCTGCCGTTGAATCGAATAGCAATCTTTTGCCACAGATCCATTACAGCAGATCCATTCATTCCAACTCGATTAAGTTGCTGTGCTGTTGTAGGGAATTTAATCGACATAAATCTTTGCACCATAAAGAAATGTCTTCCCTTTTCAGATGCTTTTAATTGTGAATATCTTTTTGGGTCAGTAATCATGACCTTCATAAATTCAAATAATTCCATAAATTTAGTTTGTTATATTATGAAGGAATTTGATCAGATGTATCATCGATATCATCCATCTGACTACCTTTAAGAAGTTTTCCTTCTCGTATATGTTTCCTATGTTCAAGAACCAATCTCTTTTCGTCTAATTGATTCTTCTTTTCTAAACCTTCAGCTATACGCTCAAGTTGTTTAGCAATTGCAGGAAGATCTATGTTTAGTAGCTTCATACCTGATCGTGTTTTTGAAAATTCGTCCATGTTTTTAATTATTTTAATAAGTCATTCCAAAATCCTTCATCGAAAGATCCTTTTGGCTCTTCATTAATTTTGACTTCTTGTTTAATTTTTTCTACACCGATTGAATTGAATAAACCAGATTCGTTGAATTCAGTTTTTTTCTCTTTAGTGTATGTTGTTTCTGCAAGGATTTGTTCTTTGTCTAAGATTTGATGAATTTCCGAAGCAGAAAGATGTCGGTTATTAGTTATTTCGATACATTCGAACATTCGTTCTTTAACTTCTTCAGGAATACAATTTGAATGTAAGAAGACTAGATCTCGATTCATTTTCCATTTTTTAACAATATCCTCGATCGGAAGATCGATTTTAATAGTTTGTTTAGCTAATTCGCAGATATGTTCGATGTGTTCATCGTGAAAGAAGTGAGAATTATTGATGAATACTTTATCTTCTTTAAAGGCATTCATAATTTCACCTACGTGTTTATCGGTAACTCGATATGTAATAGGACCTCGTTTAGTTTCCTTAACGACAGTATGTAAAGGTGGGACGTTATCCCCTGCATCCCCTACAAGAACCTTTTTGAATAAGAATTCATTTACATTGACTTCGTGACTTTTCATTTTATTTCCTTTTACAATATCTCGAAGAGCTTGTTTTGTATTAGAAAGTAAATCAGTTGGTAAATTGAAGATATCGTTTGTAGTTGCATATTCTTCTTGATGTAACCAGGTGTCGAATTTAGGGAATACGTGAATATCTTTATCGAATTTGTTATAATAAAGTGTGTTAGCACCTGAAGATTGATCCATATTAACTAATTGAAGTAAGTCATTATCACCTGAGATAATCATAGCGTTTTGACCTATTTGATTTAGATGGGATGACCAAGCGAAGATTAAATCATCGGCTTCGGCACCTTTAGTTCGAGAAACAATAACACCTAGAGATTCTAGAGCTTTAATGAATTCATTATGAACTTCATAGATTGCATTCCAGTCGATAGTTGTTGTTTTTACTCGATTAGCTTTGTATTGCGTATCTAAGAATGTTTTTCGCCATGAAGAAGAATCGACTGTATAAACAATGCGATTAACAATTCCTTCGAATCGACGAATTTCTGCGGAGAAATCCACGGATAATTTCCAAAGAAGCAAATTCTTATCTGCTTCGGGTTCGTCAATGAAATTAAAAGGTTTCCCTGTTTTAATTTTTTGTCCGATGAAATAAGTTTTGTGAAGCCAAAAGTTACCATCGAAAATGAGTGTATACTTACCTGTCATATTTATGAGTTTTTTATTATATGATTATTTAATTATAAAGTAAATATAATCAAAAAACCCGAGACTAAAAAATCTCGGGTCAAAAAGTTATTAACAATTTTATATTAAGATCTAACGATAAGCTGTAGCTTATAAACAAGAGAAAGCATAGTAATAACAGGATCGATTACAAATCGACTTTCGTATGAATGTCTATTTACTTCAAAACATATTTCACCAATCTTATGAATCTTAGTCGGTTGTTCCATTTGAATATATTCGACGAAATCTTGACCTAATGATTGAATAACATCATCTACTTTTGCAGAATAATTAGAAACGAGATATTGATAATTTTTAATTTCATCGTTACTTGATGTAAAGATATGTAAGAATAAATCTTTGAAAACACCTTGGAATTTAAGAACGTCTTGTAAAGTAATTTTCTTTATTCCTTCGGCATGATATCCTTGTAGAATCGAGATGGTTGCTCGAAGATCTGGGAATTTACGTTTAACCAATTCGATTAGTGCATCTTTATCGATATCTATTCCTTCAATCTTAAGAATTTCATATACTCGTTTGAAGTATTTCTTTTCGATTTCTTTTTCTTCGTTATCTGCAAAGTCGAAATTAATACATTCGAATCGAGATTGAATGTTATCTGGAATCTTATTGAAGTAATTACATGTTGCAATGAATCGTGCAGTTGAATGATATTGTTCAATAGTTCCACGAAGTGCTTTCATATATTGATCAGAAACACCATCAAACTCGTCGAGAATAACAACCTTAAGTTTCTTTTCACCGTCAATTACAGAAAGTGTAGAACAGAATTCAGAAATCTTAGATCGAACAACATCAACACCTGTTTCCGAAGAACAGTTGATATACATATGAGGATGATTAGATGCTAGAATCTTAGCAGAAGATGTTTTACCTGAACCAGGTCCACCATAAAAAAGTAGATTTTGGTAAACACCATTCTTTAACTTGTTATAAACTCTGTCTGGAACGATCAGTTCGTCTAGATCTGCAGGACGATATCTTTCAGTCCAAAGTAATTTTTTAGTATTCATATTTTATTTTATGAAATAATTTGTGCTATGATTTGTATAATAACGGCAGTAGCATAAAGAGATAAGACCGTAATAAAAATAAAAACAGCGAGATTAAATAATCTGTCTTCGTCCATCTTATTTGTTTTTAATAAGTGTTAATGCGTCTTCGTAATTCATTCCTTCATAAAATACAAAATAACCTACGGTTCCTTGCATTGTCCATTCAGAACCAAACATAATGTTAAGTAACTTTTGAAAGGTGTGCATTACTCCTTTCCAGTAATCTCCGTTATCCTTATAGTGATTATCTCTTGCATAAGAATACTCTAGGATTAATTTATTCATGTTTAACTTTGTCATATTATGAAAGTTTAGTTTTTAGATTTTTATGATTGACTGATAATTCAAACATAAACCCAGAAAGGAAAAGTTTGAAATGTCGGTTGTTACCATTTTTGATGATGTAATCGATAACTTTTTGTTTGTTTAAACCGTGTTTTTCAACTAACATATCAATTAGTGAAATTGTTGTGTTTTCGTTTGTCATTATTTAGAGATTGTATAGGTTGCAGAGATAAATGTAAGTGCCATTAAACAAAGGGTAAAACCGATTTCGTTTAAGATTCCAGCAAAATGAATGTGATTTTGTAGGGTTCCTTGAAACATAAAATGTGTAAGGAAACATCCGGTGATAGTTCCTAGTAGGTAAGCTGTTTTTTTAAGCATTGTCATAATTGTTTAGTTTAATTAATTATAAAGTAAATATAATCATAATTCCCGAAAGAAAAAAATCTTGTATGTTAACAAATTGTTAACAAATTGTTAAATTTATCTAATTAAAATTGATTGAAGTCCGAATCTTTCTCGAACTAATTTAATAGCAGTTCTTCCTTTAGGTGTATCTTCGATATGAAGAGAGGCTATCGAAAGCATTTCATATTTAATTCCGTTAGTTTTGAGATCCTTAATAAGCGAAGGAATAGCTTTTTGAATTGTGAATACCTTTAGCATAATTGTTTAGTTTAATTAATTATAAAGTAAATATAATCATAATTCCCGAAGAAAAAAAATGAATTGATAAAAACTTATTAACAATTTGATGTTAATGGTGATCTTGGATAAATAAAGGAAAAAACAATTATGACAAAGGCAAAAGGGAAAGCTTCGGGTTCATCTGGAGTAAAGCTAACATTCGGATCGAGAAAGGGCGGAAAGATGAAGAGAAAATACGGTCCTAAAGAAGAGAAACCGAAAAAATATAGACGTCAAGGAAGATAAAACAAAAGGTCAGTAAATTTAATTACAGACCTTTTTTAGTTTAATTTGATTCAGATAACCTTTTAAGAATTTCGCTATTAGCTTCGATTCTTCTAAGTTTCTTTAATAAGTTCTCTCGATTCCTCTTAGGTTTTCCTTCTTTCTTTGCCTTTGCCATTTTAATTTATTTTTTTTCTCCTGTCATGAAGTTGATTCCTGCATGAGCAACACCTTTAGCATCACCAGCAGCATATTCACCTTCAAATGACGTAACGATAAAAGTTTTAGTAGGAGAAACAGCACAACCCATACGTTCCATGAATTTTCTATTTACCAAGAATTTTGTAGATTTTTCTTTTCTATCAACTAAAGAAACATAAACATTTCTGTATGTTTTACCTGCGAATTGAATATCTAATTCTATTATAGGTCTTCTTGTAATATCATTACCTACCTCAGCATTAGCAAAATCTACAACCTTAGAAGTGAATTTTTTACCTCCTAGCTCCCAATCAACAGTTTTTTCATCTTTACTTAATTCAACTTTATCATAAGTTAATGATGAAGAAAGGGATCCATTCCCTGTATCGAATTTAGCAACGATATCACCAATTCCTGGGATATGAATAACTTCTCGGAAACCTACAACTTTTTTAGATCTACTCCAATTAGCTTTATCTGAAACAAAATCAACGATATCGGAAACAACATCGATACCTGTAGCTTTCTTAAGTCCTTGAGTTCCTGGAGATGAATTAACTTCTAGAACATAATTTTTACCTGTTTTCTTATCAACAATAATATCAACTCCACACCAATTACAACCTATTGCTTTTGCTGAGGCAATAGCCATTTCCTCTTGCTCCTTAGAAATTTTTGTTTTTTCTACGGATCCCCCTAGTGAATAATTTGTTCTAAAATCTTTTTTAACTCGATTACGTCTCATAAATCCAAGTAGAACTGAATCCGTATCTTCAGGAACAGGAGCATTAAATCTCTTAGTCAAAACGTGAATTCTTAAATCATATTCAGAATCAATTTTTTCTTGAATAAGAATTTCAATAGATTTATCTAACTTCCATATTGTTTGTAGAACGGATCTTAATGATGCATATGAATCTACAACAGAAACACCAATTCCATGAGAACCTGAAAGTAATTTGATAACTACTGGAAATTTACCTCCGACTGCTTTTACTCCTGCTTCGATTTTCTCTTCATTTTCAATTATTGCCATTCTAGGAACTGATATTCCAGCATCTAAAAGCAACTTAGAAGTAACATATTTATTTTCACAAGACATAATAGAATCCATTGTATTAACAACAAAGAATCCATTATCTTCAAGTTGTGTAACAACATCTCTCGTGTATGTAGACGTTACAACACCTCTACGAGTTAGAACTGCTGTATCATCTACAGATATACCAAAAGGTTTTTTATTATTTTTACCATCCGAAATAAGGAAATCATATTTCATCTTTTTGTCCGGAGTGATAGTAACTGTATTGATATCAATAGCTCGACAATCGATTCCTCTCTTTTTACATTCAGCCTCAATTGCTGGAATAGTATAAGATTCTTCACTTAGATTTGAAAGCATTATTACCTTTACTTTCGGTTTTTTAGATGTGGATTTTGCTTCATTTAAAGCAACGAATTCA